CTTTTCAAATGTAACATCTTTTCTAAAACGATAGTTACCAGATCCCTTTCTATGTGCCACATGACCAAACTTCTTTGCAATATCTACATAAACGAGATCGTTTTCTTTTAGAACTCTAAACAAAACTTTTTGTTCACATTTCATTTCTCTCAACATCTCAGCTTGACAGGTCACTCTGGAAGCCACATCTATAATATACTCAAACGTAATATCCTTTCTATAATGTGGATTATTCCTACCGGTTACACGTAACTTATGTCTCTCACGAAAACCAGGATCTTCCCAAAGTTTGGTCATAACAGCAGTACCATTTCTTTTAAACTGACCATTCTCTTTTAGTTTTTTTATACGCTCCTCTGATTTATTATATTTCGTTATATTTACAGGACCTGTCCTCTTTCCAATCTTGCTAGATCTTTCAGCACACCTTTTTCTAAAACCATCATCTTCCCACAACTTCTTCAGATTAGTTTTGCCAACTTTATTATGATAATCAATATGCTCATGCCACTCCATGGGAACTATATTTTCTGGAGAATTATTTCTTTTATTAAAATCAACATGATGAAGGACCATTCTTCGTTTAATATTCCCAGTATATTCAAAACCTAAACATTTCCGAGCTACCACCTGATGAGTAAACTCGTATTTCCCAGTCTTGTTATTTAAAACCTTCTCATACCCATTTAAACCATTTTTACCGTTTTTCTTTGAAATATCCCTATATAGAGGCATCACACTATCACCTTCTTTTAAACATTGTGCCGTCTCAAAGGAACCATCCCTTATCATAATCTCATGGTCATCTGTACAATCAAGCCACTCACCATTATCAAACCAAATCCTCATAACAGGTCTCTCACCAACTACATGAACATTGCTGGCTTTACCAGGGACAATCTCCCCCTCTTCAGTACAAGAATAAACACAAAACTCCTTTCCCACCAACTCCTGTATAGGAACATTTTCTCCATTTAGTAATGCAATTTTTGTATCTCCAGATAGACAGTCTTTTCTCCCGGCCACAGGATGGTCGATCTTACCAATAAGCCTATCATACTCAAGAGCTTTCAACTCTTCTATAAACGGAATGTATTCATAATATTCAATTCGGTTTTCATATATTGCACTCTTCAGCTCCTCGTATGGTTGAGTCGTTCTATCCATAGAAATCAACTCACAATGAACTCCTCTTCTCTTTACCTGCTGATGCATCTCTGCATACATATATTGATCCGAACTAAATCCCATAAAAGAATAACCATGTTCTATCAACTGATAAATTAACTGCCTAATATCTGGCATATATATCTGCTCTGCAGGAGGAGGATTAATTCTCAACATCATATCTACAATGTAATATGGAGCTGCGTCTACATGTCTATTCCCCTCCCCATCCCGTCTTACTACCTCTACCCATCTATCTATGTGAGCTATACACATCCCCGACGAGTCACCCGATAGAGACGTATCTACGTGACACCATCTCATCTTCTTTGGATTCAACCGAGGCATGAACCCATCTTCTTTAAAACCTCCAGCCAATTTTCTTTCAAACTTATTACATAAAACGTTCCACTTAAACTTACCTGGCCCTCCCGCTACCCACTCATATGCCGTAAATGGATGTGGTCTATCTACTATGCAATCGTCTACTGCTTCCAACCTTTGTATAAATGATGATATCGCTTGTGTGGAAACTCCCCCTATATCTCGAAGAGCATTCTCCATGTCCAGTTCAAAATCTTCTATATAATCACTTGGCACTTCCATTATCCAAGCATCATTCTCTACCAGAAATTTATCTGTTATATTTTCATATTCCTCTTCATCTAAAATCCTGGCCTTCATAGAAGATGTAGAACACAATATATAAAACCACTCGTCTGAAAAGTTCTCCTCTGGCTTCGCTGTCCATGGAGCATGATCCCTTATGAAGACATCTGGATCTTCTCTTGCATCACGAATCTTTCTCTCGGTAAACGAATCAACTGTAGCAGCCGATGAAGCCAGCACAATCATCCCTGGAAAATCCCCACCAGATTTTAAGAACCTTGATTTTATTCTTCTAAGAAGCCCACGATATACCTTCTCTACAATATCAAAATGTGCAGATGAAACCTTTTGTCCAAACCCAGTCGCTATCTGTTGCTTCTTCATCTTTGGAGGGAAGTTAGTCTCGTCTAAAAATGCCGCCAGCACATTTCCACCCAAAATTCTGTCACTCAGATATGATCCCACCACCACTTTTATATTATGTGGAAATGTAGAATTTTCCTTAACAATATTTGGCCTAAACTTAGACATGAAATATGGGCTAGCAACTATCTTCGCATCTACAGCAGTTTTCATAATGTCTCTTGCAAGAATCAAGTTCTTGCTTACAAGAGGTATCATTATTTCTGTGCCACTTGATAAACCAAACGTCTTCTGGGGATTTATCAAACATGACAGCTCATACAGTATTCGGCATATGGCAATGGATGCCCCATACGTCTTCCCTACTCCGATTGAACCTGTTGTCACAAATTCCCTATATGGATAATCAAATAAGTCTATTAAATCCTGTCTAAGCTCAGGCCAGATCGTATCACACGATTCTCCCAGATAATAAGGATCCTCTATAAACTGCTCCATCGACACAGGCTTTGTATGATATCTTCTTTCTACAAGCTCCCTATGACTTTCTTCGAAACCTTCTTTATCTTTATTTACTATTCCAGCAAAGATTTTGCTTTCTTCAGACGAGAGTCCCTCTATTGCAGATCCTAACTGCTTATCTACCTCCTCCACTGTCCTTATAGATCTTCTTCTTCCCTCTTTAGTCTTTATTATCATATCAAATCCAACTGACACGAACTATCTTTTATTCTCTTACATGCAATCTTGTAGTATTCTTCATCTTTTTCGATGCCAATAAACCCCCGGCCTAGATTGGCGCAAGCTACCCCGGTAGTTCCTGACCCCATTGTAAAATCTAACACCGTTTCGCTTGGGTTCGTATATGTTTTGATTAGATATTCCATGAGTGCAACCGGTTTTTGTGTGGGGTGCACAACCCGTTGAACACTTTTGAACTCAAGCACTTGTCTCGGGTAATTTGTGTACTCTTGGTTGTATGCCTGACCCGTTCCACTGCCGTAGTTCTCAGAGCCCTGTTTTCCATTCCGGGCGGGCTTATTATACTTAATTAACCCCTGGGGGTTATACTTCTTGACGTTAAAGACAGGTATTTCCTCTACTTCTCTTAATGGCTGTTTTTTAGCATTAAGAACACCGGTTGCTCTGTTCTTTTTCCAGTACCAACAATACTTAAATATCTTCATATTCGAAGCGATCAACGTAGTGGTAAACGGCTGGCTGGCAGTCATCACAATAGCCCCATTAGGTTTGATCAGGCGCTTCAATTGTTCCCACATTGGCGCTAATGGTATGATGCTATCCCACTTGCATTGCGTTGTCCCGTATAACTATGGAGGGTCTGCAAGGATCATATCCACTGAACCATCTTGGATATTTTTCATCACTTCAAGACAATCACCTTGAAATAATTCAAATCCTTGCAAACCCAATTCTCCTTCTTTACTCATATTAAATATTCCTTTATGTTTTTCTTTACTATATCCCATTGCTCCTGTGTCATATCACATTTTGCTCTATTCTCAAACCAACTCAAGAACTGTAAATTATCCAATGAGTTTGCACCTCCTCTACTTCGTGGATTCACATGGTCAACAGTTGGTCGTTTCCACTTGTTCTTTCCAGAATCCAACCAACTTTTGTATACCTTGTTAAACTGATCGTCACAATAAAATCTCTTCAAATAATCTTTATATTCCTCACTTGACAAATCAAACCGTCCACCACGTTTTGTAATTGCTGAATTTAAAAATTTTAATTTTTCTATATCACAAAACTGCTCAAGCCATTCAGCAGACACTGAAAACCTAAGATGTGCCGTCATGTTTTTATATAGACTTGATTTCGGCATCTTTTTACCCTTTGACCAAGGAACCCTTCCTTTACTCGCTATACCTATTTTCCGTTTGTGTTCTTCTGTAAGTGACCCTTTTTCCCCGCAAACAATTTCAATCGAGTTAGATTCAAGTATTCTCTTCACCCTATGATGATCAATACCAATAATCCTTCCAACTCCACGAAGACTTGTTCTATGTGGCACGTAGGCTTCAATTACTTTTTCTTCTATAGTTTTCATTATACAAACATATCCCATCTGCATGGCGGATCGGCAAGGATCATATCAATGGACCCATCTGGTATAGATGGCATTACTTCTAAACAATCACCGTGAACTAATTCAATCTTGTTTTTTTTCATTTCATCCCATTTTTTCCCTACACCTCCTATCTAAAATCTTTTCAGATATCTTTATGTTTTTCATCAGTTACTTTACTTCCACAAAAGCATCCTTTAACCCATAACGACAACCATCAGAAACATATGCCTTAAAATCATCATCTGGCCACAAAACCTCTTCAACAAATTCCCATCGAATATATGAATATAAATTTCCTTCTTCATCTTCCTCTTCATATTCTCCATCTGGATACCAAATTATTGCACCCACTACTATATCACGTGAATTTGCTGGCCTTAGCTTTTCAGGCAATTCAGAGTTTAATTTAGCACGAGACAATGCTTCATCTGCCTTATCTCGTGAAACACCAGCATCCTCTTCTAGTCTTAACCATTCATCTATCAAACTTTCAACTACCTTTTTTTTAACCATCACTCGCCCCTTCCTTTGCCTTGCGAACTTGATCTCGAAGCATAGTAATCAACTGCTCTTCGCAATCCAATGATGTGATTTTTATATCCTCAGGTGCCAACTCCCATTTTACTTTTAAATTTTCTGGAATATCCTCACCAATAAGTTCGCTTAACTTTTTCCTCAGTTCATCTTTTTCCGTATTGGCATCATGCTCCAATGGCTTATCTCTTACAATTGTAAATTTAGAAAGCCCACACATCTCTGGCAAAACCAAAACCCTAACAGACGACAATCCAATTTCAGACAAAGAAGAGGTTAACTCCTCCTTTAACCACTCCCTTGACTCTTTTCTACTATCCTCTGAAACTATCAAAAGATCTCCTGCTTTTAAATTCAAACAATCAACATCATTTTTTTCATTCATAACTAATTCTCTCCTTTTAACATCTCTTCTAACATCCCTGTCACGCTACCAGCATCATCACAAGCCTCCCGCATATGAGCAACTGCCGTGCCAGCCCTTTTTATTGCATTTTTAGTTACAGATCCCTCCCATTCCCCCGCAATATATGCTCCAGCAGTCATTGCAGTGGTAATATACCCTGGATCATACATTTTAGAGTGTTCACGAGCAAACACAGCAGCCCATACCATCTTCTCACCTTCTGTCATCTTTTACCTCCATCAAATAAACTAAACTACTAAAATACTTATCAATCCTTTTCAAAAGATGGAACTCCATCAACAATTAAAAATAACTCCCCATCTATAACCTGATAATTACCAGACGGAAGATATTCCACTAAAACAGTAGTCTCACCCATCTGCCTCTCTCCAGTAAAATAACAATCCTCATTATCTGCTGTCGTATAGAAGAACTCTTTACTTGTTATTTCCAATGTCCCACCATGTCCAACCTGGTATCAGATGCTGCACACCCCCTAGATCTATAACTCCCAACAGCTAGATCCAAAGCTGCTTCTGCATTTCTTAATTGATTTTTCAGTATTAAAATCTGTCGTTTTTTTCTCGCAATAAAAGACTCGATGGCTTCCTCCTTCGTCTGACATGCAAACCTCTTCCTCGCTGTCAGCAACACAAACTTTTTACTCCCGCAAACATCAAGCCATACACCCTTGAGAGTTTTCTTCATAACAGGAAACTCCAAGAGATCTACTGCCACACGAACATTTCCCGCTAAATTGTCAATATCCAACGAAGGTGCATAAAGCATCTCCTCACACCTGTAAAAAACATCTATCCCCATGTCAATCCTCATCCAGCATAACGACAGTAACCTTTGGCTCTCCAATCACTGTCACCGATCTGCTCATATTCTTTAAATAGCGATTTATCCTTTCCAAGGTTTCTTCCGCTGCCTGCTTCCTGATCTGCCCCACTGTGCAGTCGTTACCCCAATTGCCACCAGTGCAGTCAATATCTAAAACCAACCTTACTCTTGCTCTAGCGCCCATATTCAACCTCCATTCTCAACTCCTTCAGCGAAATCGATTTCGCCTTAACCCTCAAACCTTATCGTCCGAATAATACTCTATACAATGCCTATTCCAACGAGTAATCCAGTCCTGCTCAACATATGACAACTGATCTGGGTGGATAGGGGTGTGTTGACCACACCTTGTGCAACTATCTACCAGCACCCATATGTCTTTTCGTCCGGTTGGACTCACACGCCTGCGTGCAACCTGGCAATAACCCTCATTGAGTCCTGGACACAAAGGACCTACTTGTGATGAAAAACAAACAGGTGCTCTCATTTTCAACCCCTAAACCTTATCGATGGATCTATTCTACCCACCTGATTGTATTTATCAAATTCTTCCCTGTCTTTTCTTCCTTGTTCCAATGCCTCTTCTATCTCTTTAGACCCCACGAACGAATTTCCTGTGAAACCCATGTGTGATTCTGGATAAGGAAGCAAATCTAACTGTCTAACCCATCTTCCATCACTTCTCAATCGATAACTACTAAATTCCACTTTTTGCTCATACTTGATTAACTGCGAATATTCCTCGTCACTTAAATCGGGCAATTCTTCACGATTAACAATTCTCCAATCTAAATTAGAACTATAAACCCGACCATTCTTTGCTACAAACCTTGAATCATCATTTTCCTCGCAAAAACAACAATCCTCCACCTCTTTATCCTTTTTGTCATGTTTACAAGCATAATCTTTAAGCCATCCCTCAAAAACCACAAGATTATCCATATCAACATTGTCAGAAGATGAAATAACATCCCATATAGAAAATGATTCAAAACTACGCCTGCAAAACCCTCTTTTGTCACTGTGCCCAAAAAGCCTCTTATAACTATCTTGTGGTGGATACAGATGGGTAGCCGTATCAACATCGGGGGACAACGAAAGCCATGATGCATATTTTTGACAATCACTCTTATTCAGTCCATGCAACTCTATCAACTCATCATAACTAATATAATGCT